AAGCAATCTCGGTATGTGTTGGATGAGTCTAGAGAGATTGCTTCGACCTGCGAAGAGCATGCAGGTCTCGCAATGACAAAGAGATGGAGCGAAGAGCATACAGGTCTCGCAATGACAAGGATACGGAGCGAAGAGCATACAGGTCTCGCAATGACAAGGAGATGCAGCGAAGAGCGTGCAGGTCTCGCAATGACAATGAGATGGAGATGAAGAGATTAACGCAAAGACGCAAAGGAACCTGTCATTGCGAGGAGCGCTCTGGATGTGCAATGAATATAGATGGAGAAGAAAGCGACGAAGCAATCTCAACGACTATCAACCAGCGCCCCGTGTCATTGCGAGGAGCGGTCTGGGAGGGCTATGAAGGTGGATGTGTGAGAAAGCGACGAAGCAATCTAGGTATTACATCCCACTTGTCATTGCGAGGAGCGGTCTGGGAGGGCTATAGAGATGGATGTGTGAGAAAGCGACGAAGCAATCTCGGTATGTGTTGGATGAGTCTAGAGAGATTGCTTCGACCTGCGAAGAGCATGCAGGTCTCGCAATGAAAGGAGATGGAGCGAAGAGCATGCAGGTCTCGCAATGACAAGGAGATGGAGATGAAGAGATTAACGCAAAGACGCAGAGCCGCAAAGGAACCTGTCATTGCGAGGAGTTCATCGCAAAGGGCTCACCTTCGTGGTTATTTTTCCCAGGCAATCTGGTAAGAATGAGCTGCAAGCGCAGTTGGAGAGTTATATCTTGACGATGCTATCCTCGCTCCAAGCGGAGATTGTTAAGGTCTCGCCAACTTGGAAACCGCAATCGCTGAACGCAATGCGTCGCTTGGAACGCGTCTTGAAGGATAACCTGATTACGCGTGACCTGCATTGGACGAAAGAACAGGGTTATATCTACCGCATCGGCAAGGCGCGCATCTTCTTCCTATCCGGCGCGCGCACCTCTAATGTGGTTGGGGCAACCGCTTCCACACTCTTGCAGTGTGATGAAGCCCAAGATGTCTTGATCAGCAAATGGGACAAGGAGATCGCGCCGATGGCTGCCAGCACGAACGCCACACGCGTCTTCTGGGGCACTGCCTGGACATCGAGCACCTTGCTGGCGCGTGAGAAGCGCGCTGCCTTAGCAGCTCAAGCGCAGGATGGCATTCAGCGCATCTTTCAGATCAGCGCTGATGAGGTCGGGCTAGAAGTACCCGCGTATGCACAGTACGTGGCGGGTGAGATCCAAAAGCATGGGCGTGGGCATCCCTTCATTCGCACGCAGTATTTCAGCGAGGAGATCGATCAAGACAGCGGTATGTTCAACCAAGAGCGGCTTGAACGCATGCAGGGTGATCATCCGGCGCGCAGTCAATCAGCAGCGAATGGAATCTATGCGATCACGATCGATGTAGCTGGGCAGGATGAGAATGCTGGTACGCTGGTGAGTGAAACCATGCTCGCCAATCCGAACCGTGATTCGACTGCGTTGACGATCTTTGAGGTGGATTTATCAACGCTGGATGATGAGCTGATCCAAGCGCCTATTTATCGCAGTCTGAAGCGCTATTTGTGGACTGGCGCTTCGCATACTCAACAATACGCTACCATCCGAGACCTGATCGAACGCTGGCAGCCGCGCTATGTGGTCATCGATGCGACCGGAGTCGGTGCGGGCTTGGCGTCCTTTCTGGAGAAAGCCTACCCCCATCAGGCGCTGCCCTTCCATTTCAGCAGTCAGTCCAAATCAGCGCTCGGTTGGGGTTTTCTGACCGTGATCGAGAGCGGTAGGTATAAGGAGCATCAGCCTGTAGAGGGAGAAGCGGGTGGATTACAGGCGTTGTTTTGGCAGCAATGTCGGCATGCACAGTGCGAGATCATGCCGGGTGCCAACCGCATCATGCGCTGGCAGGTGCCAGATCACTGCCGCGATGCTGTCAGCGGCGAGCGCATCCATGATGATTTGCTGATCAGCGCCGCGCTGGTGAGTGTGTTGGATGACAAGGATTGGGGGCAGGCGCACTCCGCTGTCGTCGGTGCCTATGACCCGCTCTCGGACATGCAGTTTTGAGGATGAAGAATATGGACACAGAGAGCACAGAGAAGTCACAGAGACACACAGAGAAAACAAAAAAAGGACTTTAACACAGAGAGCACGTAGAAATCACAGAGATACACAGAGAAAAAAAAGGACTTTAACACAGAGCACACGGAGAAATCACAGAGATACACAGAGAAGAAATTAGAAGGAAGGACTTTAACACAGATCACACAGAGAGGTCACAGAGAACCACAGAGAAAACAAAAAAAGGACTTTTACACAGAGCACACGGAGAAATCACAGAGATACACAGAGAAGAAATTAGAAGGAAGGACTTTATCACAGAGCACACAGAGAGGTCACAGAGAACCACAGAGAAAAGTAAAAAAAAAGCTCTGTGAATCTCAGTGAAAAATCTCTGTGAAACTCTGTGTAGAAAACTTTGTGAAACTCTGTGTAGAAAATTCTGTAGGCTCTGTGACAAAAAGAATTTTTAAATGAAGGGAGATGAGTATGCCAGAAGGGAAAACGCAAATTCAATATAGCTACCCGGTTGAGCCAGATGCTTGGATGACCCAAGGATACAGCGCTAAACATCGCGCCTATGACTGGGGCGTCGTGGTGGGCACACCCCTGCATGCCATGCAATCGGGCGTGGTCAGCAAGGTCGAAGCGCTTCAAAAGGGCTATGGCTTGTATATGATGCTCGATCATGGCGATCAAATCGAAAGCCTCTACGCCCACATCTCTGAGGCGCTGCTGAGCGTGGGCGATCCTGTGCAGCTTGGGCAGGTGATCGCGCTGTCTGGCAATACCGGCAACAGCACTGGACCGCATGTACATGTCGAAGCGCGTTATAAGGGCGTTCCCTTTGATTTCCTACCTTTGTTGAGCGGGAATGCGCTGGGCGTTTGCGAGCCTGAGAGGATTGAAATCGTGCTGCCTGAATTTCCGCGACTGCCGCGCATCATTGTGCATGTGGATGACCTGCGATTGCGCTCCGAGCCGCACACCAACAGCTTGATCTTGGGCTATATGCCGGTTGATATGCCGATCGAGGTCATCAGAGTGGTCGTAGATGGCAGCGACCTGTGGTGTCAGATTGGCTTAGGGCAGTATTGTGCCTTGCGCTGGCATGGCGAAGTTTATAGCAGCTTTATGAAGGAGTAAGCAGTATGGTTGCAATACGAGAACGGATTGGCAGATGGATCATGGGATCCGCAGCAGAAGATGAGGCGCAAAAATATTCTACTGTGGAAACGCGCGTCGATGACAGCCCTGGTTGGCGCGCACTGACAGGTACCCCGCATGACTATGACCCCAGCAAGGTTCAGGAGATCTACAGCGATGCTTTGGAAGCTTGGCGCAAGAACCCAATCGCCTGGCGTATTGTCGCCATCACAACCGATTATGTCGTCGCCGATGATATCCGCATCAGCAGTCAACAGCCGGTCTTGAATCAGTTTGTTCACGATTTCTGGCATCATCCCAAGAATCAGATGCCCTTACGATTGGAGTCGATTTGTGACGAGCTCTCGCGTGCCGGCGACCTATTCGTGCTGCTCTTCCGCAACCCGTTGGATGGCATGTCGTATATCCGCTTCGTCACGAAAGACCGCATCGAGCGTATTGAGAGTGCGCCGCACGATTGGGAGACGGAAGTGGCGTACTATGAAACGACCAATGATGGGGAGAGCCGTAAATGGCTGCATTACGCTGCGCCAGGCGCGGAAAAGGCGGAGGCAGTCATGCTGCATTATGCGGTCAACCGACCATTGGGCGCGCTGTTGGGCGAGAGTGATCTGACGACAATGCTGCCCTGGCTGCTGCGCTATTCACGTATGCTCGAAGACCGTGTGCGCTTGAACTGGGCGGTGCGGGCGTTCTTGTGGCTGGTGACCGTGCCAGCCAACAAGGTCGCGCAGAAACGCGAGCAGTACCGCACGCCGCCCGAAGCGGGTTCGATCATTGTCAAGGATGAGTCCGAGCAGTGGGAGGTCAATTCGCCTTTGCTGCGTGGATCAGATGCGCGCCATGATCTGCAGGCGGTGCGGGCGATGATCGATGCCGGCTCGGGTTATCCGCCGCACTGGCGCGGCGATGCGGGCGATATCTCGCTGGCGACCGCACAGGCGATGCAGGGACCAACCGAGCGTCACTTGCTGCGTCGACAGAAATATTTCGTGTGGATGCTGGAGGATATTCTCTATCATGCCTATCAGCGTGCGGCACAGGTCAGCCATTACTCGATGCTGAAGACGAATGATTACCATGAATTGTTCGAGGTGCATCTACCGGATATCTCGCGCTTTGATAATGAGGCGCTAGCGCGTGCGACGCGTGATCTGTCGCAGGGGATCAGTACACTGGCGTCGCAGCTGCGCGATTTGCCGCCCACAATGGCGAGAGAGGCGCTGTCCTTGTTCTTTAAGTTCACAGGAGAGACGGTTTCGGATGAGGTTATTCAGGCGATCCTGGAAGAAGCCATTAATGGGTAATGGTGAATGGCGAGTGGAAACGCAGAGTCATAGAGCGCACAGAGAAGTCACAGAGCACACAGAGAGAGCCTTAAAAAAAGGCTCTGTGAATCTCTGTGAAAAATCTCTGTGAAACTCTGTGTAGAAAAAAACACAGAGATGCACGGAGAATGCACAGAGTATCACAGAGAACCAAGAAGAAAGCCTTAAAAAGGGCTTTGTGAATCTTTGTGAAGGTAACTCCGGGCGTTCTGTGAAGAATTCTTAAAAAGGAGGTTGTAGATGCAAGAAGTGGAACGTGAAAAACAAGACGTAATCCAGTTGAATGGCGGTCAGGTTTATCCGCTGGGGGTAGTGACGGATGGGCATCGTGAGTACAAAGCGCGCTTCGTCAGTGCGGGCAAAGTGCGCGGCAAGGGCAACCAATCCTCCGCGATCCAATTGGAAGCGGGGGCTTTGATGAAAGCAGTTATCGATGAGCTCTTCATCAGAAAAGCGGTCTTCATCGATCATGCCAGCTTACACGCGCAGCCCTCGCTGGATCGTCTGGCGGGAGTGACGATCTATGCTGAATGGGATCACAGTCAGCAAGCAGTCGAGGGCATCATCCGACTGCACAATACCGCCACCGGCAGATTAGCAGCGGAATTGATCGATGAGCTGCTGCGTCATCCGGAGAGCGCTCCAGATGTGGGGCTGTCGCTGGTGTGCTATCCGCTCTTTCAGCGTCAAGACGATTGCTTGATCGTCAGCAAGAT